CACAAGGCTGCGGTTCGGCTGGGCATGAAGTTCATCCAAAACCAGACCGGATACATTCAGTCCGTGTTTTGTACCGACTTCTGCTGAAAGCACCTGATAGAATCCCACATTGCTGTAGTTCACCAGCCGTTTTGTCGCCGCCATGATCTTGGAGCGTTTCAGGAGCGCCGGTGTCATTTCCACCATTCGCTTTGCTACATCGAATACGATGGATGCCTGCTGTCGGTCGGCGGCTGCACCATAGACCTCAGCGGAAGGCTCATTGTCGGCGTAAAGCAGATACAGTGCAATTGCCGCCGCAAGCTCACTGTTGTGCGTAGGCATAAACGATGTTCCTGCAAGATATTGGTGGCTCGGACTGTCCACCTGAATGCACTGCATTTTCACAGGATGATCCACAGGCTGAATGTCCAGTAAATAATGAAAACAGGAGCGAGTTTCTTCCACCCGCGCCCGTGTGCGTGTGTACTTTCGTTTCAGTCTTGATGTCGGCTGATCGTCAAAGGTAGTAAACCGGACGATATACAAAATCTCTCCGGTCGGCCACCCATGCCGAGTAGAAGGCTCACATTTCACTGCATTTTTGATACCGAGCGACCACAGCAGTTCTCTGACGGAAAGCGCCAGTTCTCGCAGTGTTGTGACATACACACTTTGCCCCTTTCGTTCGCCGATACAGCCGTCCGAATCCATCAGACCTTGCAGCAATGCCCACCGCTGCTCTGTGGATGCTCTCAGATATTCCGGTCGGATCTTTTTTTCACGGAAGCTGTCAAGCAGGACCGCCTTCAGTTCACTGTACTTTATGATCTCACTGCCGCCGCATTTCTGCGGATAACGGTTGTGTACCTTATACGGAATATTCGAGATGATGTCCTCGACATCCTCCGTCCGAACAGTAATCTCCGGCTTGGTGGCATTGCCGTTTCCGAGCCAGTAGCCGTACAGATATGGATCAATCGGTAAATCTGCCGCCTTTGTCTGAAGGACACCGCATACCGGAATTCGGATAAGGGAATCCCGCTTTGACTGCGGTCTGTCGGAAAAACGCTGTCTGTATTCCGAAGTCCTGCGATAGATCTCACCGGTTGTCCAGAGGACATCTTTGCACTTGCCGTAAATATACTGACAGTTCCACAGATGCCGTTCTCCGGCGATGATCGAAGTGCCGTCTTTGAAGGTCAGCTTGTAGGCTTGCTCTGTATCATCCACAGGGCTTTTCGCAACCACATGGCACGGATTTCCGTTCTCATCAAATACAGTATCTCCGACCTTCAGATCGCCCATATTGGTGAATCCCTGCGGAGTCGGAATAGGCGTATCCAGAGCGAGCTGCTTTCCATTTTTCTTTGGAATTTCGACATAGGCTGTGCGGAATTGCCTCGTATCATCCTCTTTGACGATGCCAAAAATGTCACGAATGATCTGTTCCTGCCACGGCAATAACCAGAACGGCTTTCCCGCCCATCTGCCTTTGGTATGGCACAGGTTTTCAATGAAGCGCACAGCCCTGTCCGCCTTCGCCGCATCGTAGTGCGATTCCGGCAGCATGAAGCGTGTCGGCTGGTAGTTCTTCAGCTTCGGATAGTTTTTCGGGCGCTCCCGCGCCCTTGCCGTTCCTGCCATCAGCCACCTCCGAGCAATTCATCCATATCGTCAACGGCAGCGTTTTTCATATCCGCACCGGCTGTGATACGGCTTCTTGCCGCCGGAGTCAGACCGAACTGCTCTGCGATCTTATTCATGATTTTCAGATAGGTCTGAGCAATGGACACCTGCGGAACCTGCTGCCAGTAGCCGGACTTCGTTTTTACAATCGTACCGTGCTGCGTCATAAATTCCTCGGCTTCCTTCCAACGGGCGTATGCCTGACAGTACGATGCGAATGCCGCCTGATCGACCTCGGTTAGCACACCGATCTGTTCGAGCTGTTTAGACAGCCTGCGCCATTCCTTTTTCGCTTCCGGCTCCAACCACTTCGGACAAGGCGGCGCTTTGCGTTCCGGCTTCGGCTCTGCATCATTCAGCGGACGCTTGCCCGGATTTCCTTCCAGCTCTTTGATCGCTGTCGGCTTTGGTTTTCTGCCTCTCTGAGCCATCCGCATCACTCCTTCCTCAAAAAATCTGCATAAAGAAAAGACCTGCATGCTGCAAGCCTCTCCTATGTATAAAACCACCATGAATTTATCCGTTCAGCATATCCAGCATCAGCCTTGCGCCGTCACGAAAGCCTCTCGTGTAGCTGTCCTCTGAGGTGATCGATTCCATCTGTCGGTGAAGGTCGATCAATGCCTCGAATGCTTCCGCAGTATCCGCTTTCATTCCGTCAGCGATCTGATTGTGCAGATCTTCCGCGCGCCCGTTCAGGTTGTCGTAATCGTCCGCCCTGACCTTGATATCTGTAGGTGCGCTGATTCTGCCCCGGTATAACTCGCTGATTGCTCCCATCCGCTTCACCTCCTTGCCGTGGGGCGATGGGGCGGCTTTGTGCTGCCGCCCGCCGTCCGTTTTGTTCAGTTGAACTTGTCGAGGAGCATCCGAAGGACTGCCTTGGTGTCCTTGTCAGCCGCCCTGACATCCATGCCCCGGTCGTAGTTGAAAACCGTCTCGCCGTTGCGCTCAATCCAGATCTTCGAGGCTCTGCCCTCCTTGTAGCCGAACTCGCTGGGCTCCTCGAAGTGCTTCACGCTGTAGCGGTATTCCCTCCCGTTGTAGTTGATCGTGCCGTGTGTCCACATAGTGTTTACCTCGTTCTTTCGTAGTTTTCGGTAGGCTTTGCCCTTCCGTTGTACCCATATTACCATAGGTCGGCGGATATATCAAGCGGCTAAACTGCCAGAATGTGCAGGGCGATTTTTCGGCGTTTGTTGTACATATTATGCCTTTCCCCAGAAGGCGCACAGTCGCCCTGTGTGGGCGGCTTTCAGTGTGGGGCAAGTTATCCGCAGGAGCCTCAAAAGCCGCGACACAGGCGAACGTGGCGCGGAACAGCCCCTCCGCAGAAGGACTGCTCCGTTTTGGCAATCAGCCGCCGTAGTACTCCTCGATGTACTGTGTGCCGTCCTCCTCGGTGACCACGCTGGGGAACCGTACCTTGTGTCCCTGCTCGGTCATGATGCCCGCGGCAAGGTCGGCGATCTCACCGAGGAATGCCATGTCCCATTCGAGGTCGGGGTTCTCGGTCAGCACCTTGCAGAATTCAAAGGCTGCCTCGTAGATGTCATCGTTGCGGTCTGCTTGCGCATCGGTCAGTTCCAGATTCTCGGCTTCGCCGCACTTTGTAGTGTTCTCGTTCATGTAGATTTCCTCCGTTTTTCGTTGTTTTCGGTTCGGTTTCCCGTTCCGTTGTACACACTATAACTCTTTTTTCGCACATTATCAAGCGTGAGTAATCACGATCATACCGGCTGTTTTTTGCACTGAATTGTGTACATTATAGCTTGCGGTAAATTGCGCCAGAACGCGCAGTGTGGGCGGCTTTTATCTCAGGGCAAGTGATCCGCAGGAAAGCCGTAAGCCACCACACAGGCGAACGTGGCGCAAGTCAGGGCTTGCTGTTTCTGCCCAGCTCGTAGGCTCTTGCCAGCATCATGCGGAGCGTCATTATGCTGACCTCGGTGGTATCCGCATCAATGCCCCGGAAGTCCAGCCCGCCGCGCTCAGCAAGCACAAGGCTTTCTTCCATTGCGATCTGCTCCAATGCCTTCTGGATTTCGGTATCCATGTATGCGCTCCTTTCGGTGGATGCCGCCCCTCCGGAGAAGGGCGGCTCGTTTTCTCAGCCTGCGAAGTTTTCAAGGTAGTCGCTGATCGCCTTTGCCGTTTTGGTGTAGTCCGCTGCGGTTGGGCGGTAGCCGTACCACTTGGGGTCATTGTAAGCCGTCCAGACGTAAAGCCCGTCGTGCTTGCCCCAAAGGTCCTCGAACTTCACCGTCAGGCTGTCGATCTTGCCCTCGGTGCGGTTCAGCACCGTGATCAGGATGCCGTAGCGGCGGTCCGCCTCGATGCATCTTGCGAACTCGACCTTCACCGTGGTGGTGTCGGTCAGGCGGGCGATGCAGGCGCTTCCGACCAGCTTGGGGTTCTTCATGGCGGTGACCTTTGCGGTCATCTTCTTCAGTTCGGTTTCAAAAAAGTTCATGGTGGAATCCTCCGTTTGTTTTATTCGGCGGGGCGTTTGCCCTTCCGTTGTGTCACATATTACCATGATCTCCCCGGAATAGCAAGCGGCTAAACTACCAGAATGTGCAAGGCGATTTTTCGCTGATTGTTGTACATATTATGCCGCCGCCCGAAGGCGCGGAGCAGAGCCGAAGCCCTGCCCCTGATGCGGTCAGAGCATTACGCGGATGCCTTCGACCTCGTAGTCGTCCATGACATGATAGTCGTTGTCGTTGCGGGTAATGGAATCAAGCCCATACACCGTACAGCCGAGCCGTCTCATCTGATGCAGTGCTTCAATCAGAACTGTGGTTTTTGCCGTTACCACAATGGTTGTGATATTGGCAATGCGGAGCGTGTTAAGAAAATCCTCCATGTCGCCCTCGTTCGGCAGGTCGGTCACTTCGTACTTGCTGCTGTTGTGACGGCGGCTGTCCTTGTAGTTCCACAGTGCCTTCCTTGCACCGAGGCTGTAGCCCGACTTCTGACCGTTGCTCTTGCGTTCGTAGATTTTGCGATCCATCTGTTCAAACGTGTAAATGATATCCATGTATTTTCTCCTTTCGGCATTCGGCTGCCCGGTGAAGGGCAGCCCCGCCTTTGTTTTAGTCAATAATGTGCAGCACCACCATGCCATTCGGTGTCGGGATGAAGATTTCAGGCTCCCAGAAGATTGCCTTGTACTTTTCGATCTGCTCATCGGTCAGCCCTGTGAAATCCTCGAAGCCCAGTCCGCAGACGAAGAAGGTACCTTTGATCGGGCCGTATTTCTCAACCGTTCTGTTCCATGCAAGGTCATCGCGGAACAGCCCCTCCTCGTTGCACACAACGGCGATGTTGTCGGTTTCGCTCGGATACAAGGCCTGAATGTAGCCATCCACCTCCGCCTGAAGGTTCTCAAGGGTGTGTTCGATGTCCTTGACGTAGGGGCGCTTGCCGGGTTCGCATACCAGAATTTTCATGTAGATTCGCTCCTTTTGTATGATTCCGCTTGTCTGGCGGTAGTGACATATTAACTCTTTTTCTGCGATAAGTCCACGCCTTTTCGCAAAATAAATGTACCAGACATGAGCCGATATTTCAGGCGGAATTGTACATCGCAAAGAACGCGCACAGTCGCGCCGTGTGGGGCGGTTTTCCGCAGTGGCAAGTTATCCGCTGTCGCCATGAAAAGCCCCACACAAGCGAACGTGGCGGCTTATTCCGCCCTCTGCCGTGCAAGCTCTGCTCTGAGCTGTGTCAGTTCGCATAGCATCTCAAATGAGCGTCCGTACTGCTCCATGTATGCAGCGATGTCGTAGTCTGCGCAGCACAGCAGCTCGAACTTGTCGGTCACGCCGTTCTTTCCGACCGTGAACTTTGCCTTTCTCGGAAACTGCCGGTCGAGCGTGCCTTCAAAGCCGTGCTTGTTGAACCAGTCGATTGCGTACATCTCCTCGTTGGAAAGTACCCTTGTCGCTTTGATCAGGTCGATCATTCTTTCTCACCTCCGTATTCCTTAAGGTAGGCGTTCACGCGGTCGCCGTAGCCCATCTCAGCAAGCTCCTGCGGTTCAAGGACTTCCAGAAGTGCTTCCATTGCAATCCGCTCAGTGAGCAGTCCATCCGTTGAAAGGTTCGCAATGATTGCGGTCAGGCATCTGACCTGTTCGTATGTATCCATGTTCTTTCCTCCTTCGGGTTTGGCAGCCCCTCCCTGCGGAAGGGCTGCGCTGCTCCGTTCGTTTACTTGCTCTTGCGTCCTGCCTCATAGGCTTCTTTCAGGGCTGCTTCCAGTCCCCAGACCGAAACCTCGATGAAGTCCTCGCGGTCGCAGTGGCGGGTTTCGAGGTCTCCGCGCTCGGCTACCAGAATCAGGTGCTTTGCGGCAATCTCGTAGACCTTCTTGTCGATGCCCTCCAGCGGATGCTCGGCTCTCTGCAGCTCGCGCTCGTATTTGGCGATGCTGCTGTCCATGTTCTTCAGTGCCTGCGCCTTTGAGATACCGTAGACCTCAAGGCAGACCTCTTCGGTCATCTGCTCGGTGGCGGCTCTGCCGTTCCGCAGGAAGTTCAGGGTGGTCTTGATCTCGTTCAGCTTTTTCTTGGTCATGGTGGTGTACCTCCGTTTTTTGTTTTCGGCTGGGCTGTCTGCCCTTCCGTTGTGTCACATATTACCATGATCTTTCCGGAATAGCAAGCGGCTAAATGTACAGAATGAAATCGGCGTATCTTCGTCATTTGTTGTACATAGTACACCATGCCCACAGGAAGTTCACAAATGCGCCAGAATGCGCCGTGTGGGGCGGTTTTCCGCAGGGGCAAGTTCAGCGCTCACCGCAGGAAAACCGCACACAGGCGAACGTGGGGCAAGCCAGCCCCGCAGGGCTGAACTTGTCAGCCCTCGGTCGGCGGAATCCACTGTCCCGTCCTTTCATCGAAAAGGTAGTAATACGGGATGCCCCAGTCGTCTCTCATCAGCGAAACAACGCTCTTGTGGGTGACCGCAGGCTGCATCGGCTCGTTGCGGTCGCGGTGGTATGCAACCGTCACGCCCTCCGCGGGCTTCTCGAAGCTGTGCGGCTCGTCCGCATCCGGCGCAAGGCGCTCACCGAGGATGCTGATGTCTCCGAGGGCAAGCAGCGCCTTGACCTTCTCTGCGGTGTTGTAATGCTCGGTGAGGATCGGCATCTGGTGGTCGGGGTAGCCGTCCCAGTGGCAGTAGATCGTTTCCGTGGTGCCGTCCTCGTGCAGGATGCCGATTCTTGAATTCGTGCTCATGTTCATAGACCTCCGTTTTTTTTGTTTTCGGCGGGCTGTCTGCCCTTGCCGTTGTGTCACATATTACCATGATCTAGCCGATAAGTCCACGTCTATGTGCAAAATAAATCGTAGAAGAATCGCCGTATTCACCCTTTCGTATTGTCGGATGTACACATGAGTGAAAGGGTGGAGCAGAGCCGAAGCCCTGCCCCTGTTGCGTTCACCCCTTCAGCTCATCCTCGGTCATCAGCCTGAAGTTTTTGTCCTGCCAGAAGGAAATGTAAACATCGTAGCGGACATCCCATTCGCTTTCGTAATATTCGTCTGCTTCCTCATCGTATTCCTCGCTGGTCTCGACCTCTGTATAGCTGTAGACCTCTCTCTGCTCGAAGCCCTCGCCCCAGCCGTCGCTGTACTGTCCGCTGAGGTATTCCTTGAGCTGTGCTGTGTCATCATCCGTCCAGTCGTCATCTACCTCGCAGGTGGCAAGTCCGTAGAGCTTTCTGCCAACCCACTCTGCGCTCATTGTGACCTTGTGGAGCTTTTTGTAGTAGGTTGCGCCGTGGTAGTCGTCTGCGTACTCGGCAAGGTCGGTATTGTCGTTCTCCAGTGTTTCGATAAGCTCTGCGGCGTACTCCTCGGCGGGGGCTGTGAAGCAGTTGCTTTCGCTTGCAATCTGGGCAATCAGCGGATTGTAAATTTTCAGGGTTTTCATGGTGGTGTACCTCCGTTTTTGTTTTCGGCGGGCTGTCTGCCCTTCCGTTGTGTCACATATTACCGCCTTTTGCCTGAAAAGTCCACGCCTATGTGCAAAATAAATCGTAGAAGAATCGCCGATTTTCGCAGTTATAACTGGTACATATACCAACGCCCCACAGGAGGCTCACAAACGCGCCGTGTCGCGCCCGAAATCCTCCCAACAAACAAGCGGCGCAGAGCCGTAGAGCCCCACACCGCCCGTTGTACGCCCCTTATTCGGGAATGTACTTGTCGTGGATGATGCCGAGGATCTTGTCCTGTTCATCGATGCTGATGCCCATGCTTTCGAGGGCTTCCCTCGTGCCGCAGTCGGGGCAGATCAGTGTATCGTTGTCGTAGCGGGACAGCGCCGGTCGCTCGGTGTAGGTGCGTCCGCACTTGGGGCATTTGCGTGGTTCGTTTACTCGGTCTTTCATTTGAATTCCTCCTATGTAGTTGGTGGTGTGCCGCCCGAAGGCGGCAGGCTGCTATTCTTCGGTTCGTTCGGTGTGGCTGAGGATCTCTGCGGCGCTGCCCGACTCTGCGTATCCGCAGTCCCAGATGGCGAGGAGCATCTCCTCGTCGGTTTCGGGAACCTTGATGCTGTAGGTGATCTTCCGTGCCCGAATGTCGATCAGCATCTTGGTGGTGATCTCAAGGAAGTCGGCGGGGATCTCTCTGGTCGTGCCGTCCTTTGCGATCAGGCGGACTCCGTGGCGGCGAAGGCTTTCAATATGTTCTTGGCTGGTCATGTTCAGGACTCCTTTGCGTTATTTTCCCTTGCGGTAGTGACATATTAACTCTTTTCGGGGCTGATTGCAAGCGGCTAAATGTACAGATCATGATGGGCGATTTTTCGGCAGTCATTGTTCAATTTATGCCTTGCCCACATTTGCGCCGTGTCGCGCTGTGTGGCGCGGTTGACTGAGATGGGATAACCGTTCGGAGGATACCCCTTCCGCCCCACACGGGGCGACGTGGGCGCTGTGTGTGCGCCCGTGCCGTTCCGCTTTGCATCCGCCCCGCAGGGCAGGCCGTTAAGGCCTGCCGAAGCGGAATGCGTTGTCGCCAGTCAGGTTTTCAGTTAAAACCGTTCTGGCAGTCTCGAACTCGGCTCCGATAAAGCCCATTCTCATCAGCCAAGTCCGCATTGCGAACTTTTTGTTTTCCTTCTGCTGTTCCTTGGGGCTTGCGCTTCTGAGGTCCTTTGCCATCTGGCTCATTGCGAGGCAAAGCTGAATGTAGCTCTTGAGCTTGCCTGCGTGGAGTCCGTTCTGCTTGCCGTTGGAAGGCGGTGCGAACTGGAAAAGTCTGAACTCGACCGTGCCTTTTGTGAAGGTCGCGTGCAGGTTGAGCATGTGGTATCGGCTGCCGTTGTAGTGGTGCGTTCTGCCGCTGCTGTAGCCCTGCGAACCGTACCAGATGTCCGCAAGCTGTGCCATCGTGCGGGGCTTTCTGCGGTTGAGCTGTTCAAGGAATCGCGGGTCAACCGTTCTGCAATACTGGCTCATTCTGTAGCTGTCAACCTTGATTGCCTCGGCGATCAGCGTTTCGTGGCTTGCCATGATGTTCGCAAGGTTTCTGAGGCTCTGCGGTGTGTGTCCCTGTGCGCCGATGTGAATGTGGACTCCGCATCCTCTTGTGTAGTCGCTCTTTGCGCCTGCCTTGCGGAGTCTTCTCACAAGCTCCTGCAGGGTTTCGATGTCTGCGTAGTGCAGGATCGGTGTGACCAGTTCGCACTTTTCGCTGTCGGAGCCTGCGATGCTGACATCCTTCTGGAACTTCCACTCGCGTCCCTGTGCGTCCCATGCGCTGTAGGTTTCGTAGCCGTTGCGGTGGCCTGTGTACTCGGTGCGGTCTGTGCCGAAGAACTCGGCGGCAAGCTGTGCGGCAGCCTTGCGGGTGATGTTGTTCATCTCGATCTCAACCCCAATGGTCTGCTCCTTCATTCTGTTGATCTGCTGTGCGGTCTTCTCAGTCATTTTTGTATCCTCCGTTTCGGTTTTCGGTGGGCTGTCTGCCCTTCCGTTGTGTCACATATTACCGTCTTTCGGAGGATATATCAAGCGGCTAAATGTACAGATCATTTCGGTGTATTTTTCCCGTATCTCTGGTACTTTTACATACTTGATAAACTTGCAATTCTATGGTAAACTTGGATACGATGGAATAGGTTCTCACATTTTCGGGAGCCCCAGTGCGGTATAAAATCGGCGGTCGGGAAGGCAGAAATCCAGCCCTGCCATTCCGCCGTTTTTTCTTTATCTATACAGATGCCTTGTGCTTTGCTCGTAGGCTTCGTAGAGGAATTCGGGATCGAATCCGAATGACCGATAACCTGTCACGCAAGTCCAGAAGTATCGGGGTGTCGGTTCTCCGAGCCGTCGCTTTTCATTCATGATGTACAGAAAGCCGTTTGTCATCACCGTCCTGCCGCTTGCAGTGCGGAACACCGGGAGTCTGATCTCCTTTTTATAGTAGCAGACCGGGCAGCCTTCGTAGCGATCGAGCATCTTCTCATGCTCCGCTGTGACCTCCCAGACCGCGATTGGAACAACGCCGTCCGGCTTCGGCTCGATGGTCAGGTAGAATCCGGTCTTGCTGCCTTTGAAGAGCAGCTCGTAACCTTCGAGCAGCGCCGTTCCTACCGGCTTTGCACCGGGGCATCGCATCTGCATCTGTCTGCGGTTGAGGTTGCTCCCGTAGGCGAGGTAGTATCTTTTCTTGCTCATGTGATCTCCTCCGTTCAGGGTATTTGGCGGGCATCCTGCCTTGCCGTTGTGTAGCATATTACCATACCCTGCGGAGGTTATCAAGCGGGTAAATGTACAGATCATAACGGGCGATTCCTCGCCGTTTGTTGTGCATATTACGCCTTGCCGTAAAACGCGCCGTGTCGCGCTGTGTGGGGCATAAACCGTAACGGAGTAACTGTCGGAGGATACCCGCAAAGCCCCACACAGGCGAGCGTGGCGCATTTGTGCGCGTTCAGCGGCCGGACAGAGATTCCTGCCGAGCCTGTTCGAGAAAGGTCATTTCAAGACCGTTCATTTCATATCCCTCGCGGATGATGCTGTAGTAGCCGGGGCTGGGCGGTCGGACTCCCTTGCTGTTCATAATGTAGACCATCGCATCAACGGTCTTGCCGTTCAGCTCGACCTGCACTGTCTCCCTGCGGTAAAGGTGCGGGTAGCCCTCGTAGCGGTCAAGCGGAATCTCATCCGCAGGCTTGATGTTCCAGAGCAGAACGGGAACGCTGCGGTCGGGATCGGGCTCGATGGTCGCCACGCCGTTGAATACCAGCCGGTAGCCGTAGAGCGTACTTGTGCCGAGGACTTCGGCTGTGGGGCAGCGCCGCTGCATCTGCCCGATGTGAAGGTTTGAGCCATAGGCTAAGTAGATCATGATTTTTCCTCCTCGTTGGTGATGATTGTGAATTCGTCTGCGCCTTCGATCAGGGAAAGCGTTCTGCCGTTGTCCCATTTCATATGGACATTGCCGGCATCGTCAATATAATCAACGGAACCGGTCGTTCCGGGCGGAATGGGTGCGTAGGGATCGTCCATGTGATTCAGGCGGATGCGGGTGCCTGCGGGATAACGCTCCCGCAGGGCTTTCAGTTCATGTTCATTCGGAAACCGCATCGTACTCTTCCTCCTCGGTGGTCTGTGCGGCTGCCTTTGCCGCCTCACGCTTTGCCTTTTGGCGCTCCGTCCATTTTGCCTTTTCCTCATCGTTGCGGAAAGCGGTATGCCCGGTCAGATGCTCCAGAAGGATGCGGCGGTCGGTCTTGTGGTCTGCGCCGCCGAAGCCGATGCGTACCAGCCAGACGCGCATTGCGTACTTCTCGTTGCTGTCATCGACATCCTTTGCCTGCACGCGCTTCTGCGTCAGTGCCATGCTGTTCATCGCTGCGGCGAGGTTCGTGAATGCCTGCACATGGTCGGCATCCGGCGCTTCACCAAAACCGTCAAAGATGAGCTTGTCATCGGCAAATCGGATGCCCTTCAGTTCAGGGTTCGTTTCTTCCCATTCTCTGATAAAGGCGATCAGCTCGTAAGTGCTGCGGAACTCATGTCCGCCAATCTCATCCACAAGGCTCTTATCGGCGGCGAATGCTCCGCAGGTCGCCTTGCTGAGAAGTGCGCCCCTTGCGTGGATCATGCAGATGAGGTTCGTGAGGCTCTGCACCGTGTGGTCAGCCAGCGGAAGTGCGACCGTTACCGCAATCGGGAAGCCGTCCGTTTCGGTCTCCGGCTCATTGTCATTGGTGACCTCTTCATCGGTGTCCGGCGTATCCTCCTCGGTGTCGGAAATGATGGTCACATCAATCTCGACATAGTCCTCTTCGGCTTCCGTTACGGTATCCGTTCCTGCCGGCGGAGTGATTGTCTCGCCGTTGTAGCCTGCATCGGCAAGTCCGTCCAGCACCTTCTCCACGATCTCGGTGTCGCTGCGGTCGGTGAAGCTGAGGACCGCGTCCTTGCCGAGGGTAAAGATGTCGATCTGGTAGGCGCAGCTCGGAACGCCGAGGTACTTGACCTCTGCACCGATGATCTCTGCGATTTTCTGTGCCAGTGCCTTGCGCTGGCTCTTTTCGATATTGTACTTGATTTCCATAATAAAACCTCCGTTTTTACTGCCGCCCCTTGCGCCTTGTGCGCTTGGGCTGCGGCGTTTTCGTAGTCACATATTACCGCCTTTTGCCCCGGAATGCAAGACTGTAAAACGGAGAATGTACGGGGCATATCCGCCCCTGTGATTGTGCATAATACGAGTGTAAAAAAGAAGCCTGCGGCAGAACATCTGATTTAGTATCAGAACGTTCACAATTTGCTGCAAGGCTTCTTTATTACTATTTCTTTCTCGGTGCGAAAACCCTGACCGGAACACGCTGTTCCCGGCAGTGGTCGATCACATATTTTGTACCGCGGGACTGTCCGTCCCAGAATGCGAGAACCACATCGGCATAGGCGATGATCTCCAGATTCCTTTTCAGCGGGGCGCTCCTGCCGAAGCGTTCATAATCCGGCAGAAACTCCTTCAGCGGAATGCCGTGTGCCTGTGCATATGCCCGCGCATCCGAATCAATGCCCCTTGCTCCTCCGCTGACGATTTCTGTGACATCTTCCGGAAGATACCGTTCAAGGTCATTCACATGAAGTCCCCGTGAGCCAATAATTGCTATTTTCATACCGCACAACTCCTGATAGATATATTTTAGATACACTTTATATCCATTTCAAACATTATACCACAAAACAGGTCTAAAATAAAGTCATAATATATCTGAAAGGAAGTTATTTTATGGCTATCAAAAGTGTATCCATCCGTATCGAACAGGAGATGCTTGATAAACTTCACGTTGTTGCTGACTACGAAGGTCGTTCTGCCAACAGTCAGGTTCTTATCCTGATTCGTGACTGTATCGAACAGTACGAGGAAAAGCACGGAAAGATCGAGCTTGGCGGGGATAAGAAATCTGAATGAGTGTATCTCTGCGAAATCAAAGTAACGCAGATTCGGGAGTTTTCGTTTCATCGTTTCAAAACGGGCACGTTATGCGTTCACTTTTGTGTATCTCTCTGCGCCGCCCATGCGATGCCGGAAAGCACGAAATAAGTGCAAGGAAGTGCCACGCCGTTGCCCCACAGCTTGTACTCCGCTGAATCCGTGTACGGATCAGCCAGCCATTTTCTGATCTGCTTTTCCGTTTTCGGCTTGCCCTTGGGATTGGTGATTTGCCGCCATGTTTCCCAGACCTCCGTCCAGAAAGCGATCTCCTCATCGGAAGGATCAGTAATTGCAAGGTCGGCACACCACCAGTCAGGGAATCCCTGTAATCGTGCACATTCAACGGGAGTCAAGCGGCGTACAATATATACCGGCTCGTCATTCGGAAGGTCGTTTACAAGCGGAGGATCCTTCCTGTCGGAAGCGACAAGCGTGTTTGCTTGTTCATGCGCAGCGACCGTGTGGTGTGAATTCTTGCTTGTGCAGTAATGATCTGCGGGGGCTGCGACTGTTGCAGTTCCTCTTGCAACAGCCGTAACGGATACATCCTCCGAAACGGCGAAGTGATTGTCGCGGGAGATTGTGAAGGAGGGATCAGGCGCGGCTACGCAATGGCGATCTGCGGTATTCAACGTGAAACATACATCCTCGTTGATGCCATCACCCTGCGGACCGTTTTGATCGGCACGACCGATCATTGAGCCTTGCAGAGCGTAGGTCTCCGGCTCAGCTACCACAACAGCCTGCTGATTATCCCCGGCATTTGCACGGAGCGTACCACTTTTGCCGTCACTATATACATGACCGCCGATGCGGGATGCCGCCCCCGGTTCGAGAGCGACCACCGCAACTCCTCCATGATTCGAGTCTGGCGATCCCTCGCCGGTATCAAGGCATCGTGAAATCTGCGTCGGGTAGCAATGCCCACGAGCGTTTTTCGTGCCGTCCGATGTGAAACGCACATCGAATGTTTCCGGCGCAGGTGCTACCACGCAGATGCCGCCCTGATTCGATGTGACCGAATTTCCGCCGCTTTGGTCGAGTGTCCTGCTTGTGGTCGCTTCATAGAAACCGCTGTGCGGATTGTCCGACATCATCGCATTGGAATGCTTGCTGCATACACCGAAGGCATGGATATCCGGCTGGAAGAGCGTCTGGTCATTATTCGTACCGAGCGTTGCTGACTTGTCGGTCTGCCAGAGAGCGCCCTTGCCTCCACCGCTGCACCCCGCCCTTATCTTCAGCGTGACAGGTTCAGCGACAAGTGGCGTATTGTTTCCGCCTGTTCCGGCTCGTCCGCAGAGCGTCTGAAACACACCGTCGGGATTGATTTTCGCTCTTCCGTCCGTGGGATTATTCTCCACCACAAGCGGCTGATTGTTGCCGCCCATGCCGTAGGTAGCAGTCACAGGCTGGGCTACTTCCAGAGGTCCTCTGAATCGGCTGTCTTGCCCGTGATTTTCATAAAGTTCCATTGCCGCCGGAACGACACCGGCTCTCAGCGTCGGGGAGACTTCCTCCTCGTAACCGATGCTCCGAGCCTTTGCGCTGTGTTCGGTTGAGAATCCCGCCGCCTGCAGGACACCGTTTCTGCCGGTTGACATTCCGCAGTTCACACCGAGCGTTGCTGCGGTATCATCTGTAACCGCAGCATTGTAGCCGTCAATGCCGACCGCATGAAGCACCGCCGGATGATTGCCGTGATCCTGTGCGACCAGAGCGAGCGCCTTGTCCTCGGTGATGCCGACACCGGAATTGCCCTGCGGATTCAGGCAGAGGGTTCCACCTCCAGCGTCAGACCGCCCGCCTGTCTCTCCAGCGCTTTCCGCAGCACCTCCGGCAGTTCCTTGCCACGAACGGAAGCCCTGCGGAGTATACCCAGACACGCCTTCGGACTTAAATAGTATTTCTCCGGCACTTCCGCCAGCAAAATCTGCGACAAGGTAGATTCTTGCTCTGCGCTGGGGGACACCCCAGTATTGAGCGTCGAAAACTCGGTAAGCCACGCTCCATCCGTTTCCCAGATATACGTCTGATTTTGCCCATCTGTGATTCTCAGGCGCAGGCACCTCGATCCCTTTTTCTTTAACTCCGATAACTGCTTCGAGGACAGCTTTGAAATCGTCTCCTCCGTTGGAGGAGAAAGCGCCGGGGACGTTCTCCCAGACGCAGTATCGCGGGTATTGTCCATTTGTTGCATCCCTCATTTCTTTGATGATGCGAATCGCCTGAAAGAACAGGTTCGACCGATCACCGTCATGGATTCCGGCACGCTTGCCCGCAATGGACAGGTCCTGACACGGGCTGCCGAAGGTGATGATATCCACCGGCGGAAGCTCCGCACCGTTCAGCGTAGATACATCGCCGTAGTGCTTCACCTGTGGAAGCCGTCTGTGCGTGACAAGTACCGGAAAAGGTTCAATTTCGCTGCTCCACTTCGGCTCGATCCCTGCGAGGATGCCGCCAAGCGGAAAACCGCCGGAGCCGTCAAACAGGCTGCCGAGCGTCAGATGTTTTGTTTTCATTTATTCCTCCTGACTCAGACGTACTCGATGCGCCTGTCAGATTTTTGAAGCACGATAAAATACGCATGATACTTGCGGCTGTGCTTCTGATTCCGCTTTTGCCAGTCAGCTACCAGTCGGCTTTTCGCAAGCAGTACAAACAGGTCTTTCGGATAAAAGCCGATCTTCACCGCCTCGTTGATGATATACACATGGCTCAGATGCTGCCTGCCGCTGCTGACCTTGTCCTGACACTTGAAGATCAGGATGCCGTCCGGTTTCAGAACTCTGTATGCCTCGGAAAGCATATCCGAATAGCATCGGTGCAGGCTCTTTTCATCGGGATATACACCGAAACGCCTGTTGATAATGTTGCCATCAGTTCCGTTCAGCGATTTCCCTTTGGTCGCCAGAAACGGCGGATCGAGCATCATGCACGAAATACTACTGTCCGCAAGCGGAAGATGCCTTGCATCCGCCTGTACCACATCGCTCCGCTGCGGAGATATGTCAAATCGGTACTGTGGCAGAGCGATGTCCGTTCCGTTGTAGAAAGTCCCTGTGCTGAAGGTCGGATCGCAATCGATCTTTCCCTCCGGCACATGGAGCTTTAGAATGTTACGGATGATCTCGCCCTGATCGTAGCCGATGCTTTTTACAAGGTCAGGCATCGGTCGCATTCCTGCATATCACAAGGAAATCCTCTCTGATCTGTTCTCTGTAGGCTGCCGCCACCGCAGGAATCTCATGCGTATACACTGGTCTGCCGATAAAGCCGGAAAGGTAATCGTACAGATATTTCAGATCATCGCCTTTCAGCATCGAAATCTCTGTGTACGCGGTCACGACCGCACATTCATGCTTTGTCATCCAGCGCCTCCCCAAGCATCTGCTTACAGGCTTTCGTGTAAAAATCCCTGCTGACTTCAAAGCCGTAGCTGTGTCTGCCAAGTTCCCTCGCAGCGCGGAGCGTTGAGCCGGAACCGGCGCAGGGATCGATGACCACATCACCCTCATCGGTGAAAATACCGATCAGCCGCTTCAGCAGATTCACCGGCTTTTGGCTCGGATGTATCTTCGGGATATCCTTGCCGTCACGCACCCAATCGAAGTGGTCGAAGATCATGTGCCGTCTGCCGTTCGCATCGGTATTGCGGAACTTCGGAAGCTTGCCGCGATACAGTACAAGAGCATATTCGGTAGCACCCACGATCCTCATGTTTGCCTTCAGCACCTGCGGACTGTAATTCTTCATGAAGCACAAAAACTGATACTTCTTGAAGCCGTATTTCTCCGCCTGCCGGATGACCTCCGGTATCTGCTGAAAGGCACAGAACACGATCATACACGGAGCGTCCTTTTCACCTTTGGACGGCTCTTTTTTGAGCAGCCGGTTACAGAAAGCAAAGTATTCCGCAATGTTGAAGGTGTAGTCCGTGTGGAATGCCGCCTTGTGTGCTTTGCTGCTTTCGCCGTTCTGATTGTCACCGTCTACATACCAGTCGGGACGGCTGGCATAAAAATCGCCGCCGATGTTATACGGGATGTCTGCGATGACAAGCTGCGCCTTCGGGATGTTGTAGCCTTTGAAGTTTTGGAAATTATCATGCAGTAAAACGCATTTCACATCAGCCATCGACACCCTCCAGTCTCTTTTTCAGTGCCTTGCGGAATTCCTTTGTGCCGAGCTGATTGCCGTCCGTCTGCCATTCCAGCTCAAAATCAAAACGCGCCTCCAGTTTCCGGACTGACCAGCCGGGCTTGAAGGTGCGCCATGTCGCATCGTCCCACTCTCTGAGTTGTTTCCAAAGGTCGGGGAAATCGTAGTAAAGAACACGCAGCTCGTTCAGCGGCTGCAGCGGGCAGCACCAACAGGATACCCGTCCGAATTTCTCATACAGACCGCCCCAGTCATAGCCGCGTTCCCTGCAGTATTGCAGGCAGTCAGCTTCGGTCATGCCCCACTCCACAAGCGGCAGCCGGACATTCGGTCGGCAGTTGCATTTGTGCGTAATGCGTTCCGTTTCATCGGCGGCGATGCCGATGTACTCGATCACCGTGTACTTCTTTCGCAGTTCGCTGAGGAATTTCTCGCGGGGTACTGTTTTCAGAAGATTGGTACACCACCGCATCAGCGGTCCCGCCCAACTGTATCCGGTCTTGCCGCGCATTTCCGGCTTTTTCCGTTTGATTGGCTTATGGAGCATGAGATATTCAAAGGTATATTCGCTCTTGACAGTCGTAACCTTCATGCCGGTATCCTGCTCAACTTTGTGTACATGGTCATACAGTGCCGGGAATTCCAAACCGGTATCGCAGAACAGTACCACATCGACCTGCATACCCATTTCGAGCATTTTCAGGAGCATTGCAGTGCTGTCTTTTCCACCGCTGAAGGAGACCATATGGAGCAGAGGTTTCATCTCATCCATTCGCGTCACCGTCCTGCGGCATCGCTGCGACCGCTTCATCGAAGGAGAGCTTCTGACCGCCACGGATAACATATGCGACCTCGGCAGTCTGCTTTTCGTGACACCATGCGAGATACCGCTTGACGATGACATCCACAAATTTCGGATCAAGCTCAATGCCACGGCAGACACGGTCTGTCTCGCAGCAAGCGATCAGCGTGGAGCCGCTGCCGAGGAACGGATCGAGGACGATGCCGTTTGTCATGGTGCTGTTTTTGATCGGGTATGCCATCAGCGGGATCGGTTTTGTGGTCGGATGGTCGGGACTGCTCTTGGGCTTGTCGTATTCCCATACAGTCGTCTGCTTGCGGTCGGCGTACCACTGATGCTTGCCCTTCTGTTTCCAGCCGAACAGACACGGCTCGTGAATCCACTGGTACGGACTCCTGCCCAGCACCAGAGAATTCTTCTTCCAGATACAGCAGCCGGAAAGCTGGAATCCCGCCTCCTTGAATGCTCTGCGGAAGTTCAGCCCTTCGGTGTCGGCGTGCCATACATAGATGCTGCCGTCATCGGCAAGGTTGTCATACATACACTTATAAGCGGCAAGCAGGAAGTTATAGAAATCGCTGTCACTCATGTTATCGTTCATAATCTTGCCGGCGGTCTCCTCAACGTCCACATTATAAGGGGGATCGGTCAGGACGAGGTTTGCCTTCTGATCGTCCATCAGCTTTGTGTATGTCTCTGCGACTGTACTGTCGCCGCAGATGACTTTGTGCCTGCCGAGAATCCAGATGTCTCCCGGCTGTGAGAAGGTCGGCTTTTGCAGTTCTTCCTCCACATCGAAGCTGTCCTCTTTGACCTGCTTGTCGTGTACTTGATTGAAAAGCTGCTCGATCTCCGGCGGATCAAAGCCGGTCTTGCCGAGGTCGAAATCGCTGTTCTGGATATCTTCGAGCAGTTCTGCCAGAAGGCTCTCGTCCCATGCGCCGGTAATTTTGTTGAGCGCAATGTTCAGAGCCTTTTCACGCACCTTGTCGATGTCCACCACGGCGCAGGGTACCTCGGTGTATCCGAGCGCCATCGCTACGGTCAGTCTTTGGTGTCCGCCGATGATCGTCATATCGGCATTGACAACAAGCGGATCGGCAAAGCCGAATTCGTCGATGCTGTTTTTAATTTTCTCGTATTCCTTATCGCCGGGCTTCAGATTTTTACGGGGGTTATATTCCGCAGGCTTCAGTTCCGAGACAGGGATCATACGAAGTTCTGCTGTTTTCATCTCATCCCTCCACATAGTACAATTGCCGCAGCTTTGCGGCTCGCTTTAAGTTCTGCTCCTTCAGTGCAGCCATCTCACGGAGCGCCTGTTCACTCAGGGGCTTGATCTTGTGCTTTTCCGCAAGCGTTCTGTATCTGCGGATATCTTTGCGGAGGTCTGCATCTGTCACGGATATGAGATACGCCTTGCCGCAGTAGTCGCAGCGGAAGAAGCTGTATTCAATCTCACCCTCACGCTGTGTCAGCGTTTCAGGGACAAAAGCACATCCGCACTTATCACACCGCACTGCATTTTTCAGCACGATGCGAGGTTTGTTCTTCTTTGTTTTCCGGCTCATACGGCTCCTTTCCCGGTCATGATCTGCACAAGGAATGTGCGTTATCTGCGCCCGATGTTCTGTACATTTAGCCGCTTGCTATTACCCCGATAACGTGGTAATATGGGTACAACGGAACGAGGGGAAACCCCACCGAATACAGAACGCGGAGGACACAGCTATGAAGTACGAGGTTACCATCAACAACTACCAGAAGGGCGCGCAGCTCAAGACCGCCATGCCGGATCATGTGCTCCTGCTCGAAAAGATCGACCGGAATCACCATCGGGTGGTCTACGAGCTGGAGAACGAACGCCAGCGGCAGTTCATCGAGAAGGTGTATGCCCGGAAGCTCCGCCCCCTCGACTGAGGGCGGGTTGCCCGACCGCCTCGCCGCCGCGCAAGCGGAGGATGCGCTGATTCCGGCTGCCCCGGAAGGCAAGCGAGATGTCCTTCTGTTCCAGCAGGAACGGACCGTCTACAAGCACATCGACATAGCGGAGGATTTCCTCACCCCGAAGCATCTCGTAGGTGTATCCGGAGAACAACCAGATATCCTTCTCCGGCATCTCCCACCAGATCTTCTTCAGCAGCGGCAGCAGCACACACTCGTTCTCCTCCTCGCAGGGTTCGCCGCCGAGTATGGAAATGCCCTGAATCCAAGAAGGACGCAGGGCATTGATGATCTCTTTTTCGGTTTCGGAAGTGAACGGCTGACCGTAGTTGAAGTCCCATGTCTCCGGGTTATGACAACCCTTGCAGTGATTCCGGCATCCGCTGACGAACAGCGACACACGCACACCCTCGCCGTTGGCAATGTCATTCTTATTCAGACCGCAGTAGTTCACAGGTGCATCACCCGATCCTTGATCTCTGCCGTCCTGCCTTGATTCCAGAATTGCGTGCCGAGGTAGCCGCAGGTACGGCGGCAGACATTCAGCGTCCGCTGATCGCGGTTGCCGCAGTTCGGACATTCCCAGATCAGCTTGCCGTCTACTTCCACGATCCCGATCTCGCCGTCATAGCCGCAAGCCTGACAATAGTCGGATTTGGTATTCAGTTCGGCGTACAGGATCGTTTCATAAATGTGCCGCATCAGCGCAAGCACCGCAGGAATGTTGTTTTGAAGGTTCGGCACTTCCACATACGAAATCGCGCCGCCGGGAGAAAGCTCCTGAAATTCGGACTCAAAGGTCAGCTTGCTGAAGGCATCAATCGGCTCGGTCACATGGACATGATAAGAATTAGTGATATAGCTTTTATCCGTCACATGGGGAATGATGCCGTGTCTGCGCTGAAGGCACTGTGCAAATTTGTAGGTGACGGATTCCATCGGTGTACCGTACAGCGAAAAGCTGATGTTTGTTTCGGAGCGCCACTTGCTGCACTTGTCATTTAGGAATCGCATCACCGAAATGGCGAAGGCTTTTCCCGCCGGTTCTGTATGCGAACAGCCTGTCATGCGGTAGGTCATTTCTGCGATACCGGCATAGCCGAGCGAGATCGTGCTGTAATTGTTATACAGCAGGTCATCAATGACCTCGCCGTTCTTCAGTCTTGCCAGTGCGCCGTACTGCCAGAGGATCGGCGCAACATCGGACGGAGTTCCTTTCAATCGCTCATGCCTGCACATTAGCGCCTTGCGGCACAGTTCGCAGCGTTCATCAAGAAGCTGCCAGAACTTGTCAGTATCGCCGTCAGCGGAACACGCTACATCCACAAGATTGATGGTAACGACACCCTGATTGAAGCGACCGTAATACTTGTGGTCAGCGGAAGGTGTCAGGAAAGATCGGCAGCCCATGCAGGCATACACATCGCCTTTGAGCTGTTTCATGATCTTGGCAGAGATATAATCGGGAACCATGCGCTTTGCCGTACACTTGGCGGCAAGTTCGGTGAGGTAGTAATACTTGGAGCCGGGCTGAATATTGTCCTCATCGAGAACATAGATCAGCTTCGGGAATGCCGGTGTGATCCACACGCCCTTCTCGTTTTTTACGCCCTCGATACGCTGCAACAGCGTTTCCTCGATGATAAGCGCAAGGTCATCTCTGGTCTGTCCCTCCGGTACCTCGTCCAGATACATGAACACTGTCACAAACGGAGTCTGTCCGTTGGTGGTAAGCAGTGTATTGATCTGGTACTGGATGGTCTGTACGCCTCGCTTGACTTCCCGGCGCACACGCTTTTCAACGATATGGTCGAGTTCTTCCTCGGACAGCTTTGCACCGCAGTCGCAGTTCACATCCTCGAACACCTCGGCTCGTATCTTCTGGCGGCTGACATCCACAAAAGGTGCGAGGTGCGCCAACGACACTGTCTGTCCGCCGTACTGGTTCGATGCCACCTGTGCAATGATCTGCGTTGCGATGTTGCAGGCAGTCGAAAAGCTGTGCGGCTTCTCGATCATTGTACCGGATACCACAGTACCGTTCTGAAGCATATCTGCCAGATTCACCAGACAGCAATTGTGCATCGGCTCTGCGATGTAGTCGAGGTCATGCACATGAATGATGCCGTCATCATGGGCGGCGATCACATCCTCCGGAAACAGAAAGCGGCGGCAGATGTCTCTGCTGACTTCACCCGCCATATAGTCGCGGAGTGTGCTGTTGATGATTGGATTCTTGTTGGAATTCTCCTGCTTGGCTTCCTCGTTGTTGCGCTCCAGCAAACTGAGGATTTTGCCGTCCGTCGTATTTATCCGACGCTGCTGCTCATGACGCAGACGGTACTCGCTGTAGTGGCGTGCAAGTTTGTACGCTTCGGCCTTGTCCAGTTCATCGAGGACCATGTCCTGGACTTCTTCGACATGGACAGGTCTTGCAAGCGCCTCACACCGCTGCTCGACTCTGCCGACAATGAAGCCGATAGCCGTATCAGATATCTTCTCCGACACCTCATCATTTGCCGCTGATATTGCGGCTCTTATCTTTTCGCAGTTATACGGCACTTCCGCACCGTTGCGTTTTATAATTCTCATGCTGTATCCATCAGCTCCTTTTCGGACTCTGCCAGAAGTGTGGCACAGTCTTTTTCGTGATATCTCCGGCACTGCCGGTTCAGTATTTCATACACACATTCCTTTTCGGATTCCGTCAGGTCAATTGTATACATATCCTCATTGTCATCCGAATCCGAATTAACGACCACAAAGCTGATGCTGCTGTCAAGCTGGCACCGCTGATGGTCGCCGGGAAGTTTTGATATCCCGACATAGAAATCATACCAGCCGTCATTGTCAACATCGTCTGTTCTGCTGTCTCGCGGATGCATCGGGAGGTAGCCTTTCTCCATACGGATTCTGTCAGCGACCTCAACAAGTGCATCCGTTGCCGCAAGCTGAAACTCGACAGTCGGAAAGCGGCAGGGATAGGTGTCATAGATCTGGTCGCTGCCGTACATGACCTCCGCACCGCTGTCAAGCTGAATGGCATCAGTGATGAACTTTTCAGTCAGCGTCATGACTTGCCCTCCTGCTTTCCGAGGTACTCAATGTAGCGGTTGATATACCAGATCGCTTTGCGGAGGTCTTCGGAGGTCTTGCTCTTATCTTTCCGCCCTGCGCGGCAGATGTATTTTATCGCGTTCGCCAGATGGAACGGGAAGTTCCACGATTCCAGAAAGTCGATGACCTCGATGCCGCCAGCAGTGTAATGTGACGGATGATTCACGGGATCGTTCTGCACCACAGACTGATTATTGTTTTCTGTCATGACGTTTTCTCCTCTCTTCCTGAATCGGACACCAGCCATCGTAGAAACAATGCTTGCAGTCCGTGTAGTGGCATTTGCCGTCATGATTCAGAATGCTGTGAATCCAGACCGCCTGAAAAACGATCATAAACAACATCAGAATCCAGTTCAGAATCGCTAAGACCATGTTCATACCTCCGTATCTTTTCTCATAATGCAGTATCTCGTGCGGCAGCTACCAGAACAGAAACGTCTGCGTCTGCCGCGCCGCGGCTGTTTCAGCTTTATGCCGCAGAAGGCGCAGCGGTTATTCTCTCGGCACCAGACATCGTGGTTTAGCCTGACAAGACCAGCATCTCCGGCAAGCCCATGCGACTTGCAGTAGAGCTGTACCAAATGCTCGTCCAGATTCAGTGTCTTGCCGATGACGTGATATCCGATGCCCTGCATCCGCATACTGAGGATCTGCTGCTTTTGTGTGTCGGTCATATCCTCACATCCTCAAAATGGCTTTACTACGCACCTTTTCGGTATCCACACGGGCTGCGCCCAGTGAAAAACGGCGGAAGCATAAAAACGCTGAAAATGATGTTTTTCGCTTGTTTTTTGCGTGAAAAATCGTCGTTTTTCACCGTTTTCATTAACGAAATAGCGCAGTGCCGCTTTGAAAGGAGAAGATGTAGTATGCCATCTGAAATATCGCATAGAATCAAGATTTTCCGTTGCCGCCGTTTCCGTTGGCGGCTCTATTTTTTTCAACTGTCAGGGTCCCAGACGGGCGGGGGGCCTTCAATTTCGCGTTTTTTAACACGAGAGGGGCCGACGGTCTTGTGCTGCCCTCATTTTAGAGATTTCGACCCGCCCCGGGGCAGCCCCAGCCCCCAGCCCCCGCCCCATAGGTACACCCCTGAGCCAAGTCT